TAGTGCTGTCAGCGGCTTCAAATAGTATTCCATTGTTGACATTGTTATTAATGTCAGATTTAACTGATAAAACACTAGAAGGCGAATCAGTCCCAATCCCGACGTTGCCGCCAGCTTCTACAACAAACACATCAGCACCGCTGTCAATTCCTGAATTGTTTACACGGAAAGAGCCACCAGAGCCTGACGAAATGCCAGCAACAATGTCACCTGCTTTAGATGCGTGGCTATGACCATATGCAATAATAGAACCGCCATAAGCCGCAGAACCACCGCCTGCTTGCATTATTAGACTACCTGCGTAGGTGTTTGTTTCACTACCTAAAAGCAAAAATCGTGTGCCAGTTCCTGCCCCTGACATTGATATGTTGCCACTAACATCTAACTTCTGGCTTGGACTCGTAGTACCAATCCCCAGCGACTCAGCAGAAGCGTCCCAGAAGAAAGATTGACTAACCCCCGTGTCATCGTAGAAGCTGATGTCGCCGCCAGTAGTGATGTTTAGTTTTATTTTAGAGCCTTCAAAAATCCTAAAATCGTCTGCGTTTGCGTTACCTTGTCTAATTGAATAACCGTCTGCTGCAGTAGGGTGTGTCAGATTTAGCGTAGCACCTCCACTTGTTGATGTTATGTTTGCGGTAGCCGCAGAAGCACTAACAGTCAAACCATCAGCAGTCACAGTACCCGTTACGTCTACGTTGCCTACCAGCTTTCCGGTTGTACCGTCGCTGTATATTTGTAGGTCAGAGCCAGCACCGAAGACTGCCTTGGCGTTGTCGGCAAACTCAAGCGCAGAATCAGAGCTATCCCACACTGCGTTGTAGCTTGCGCCAGTTAAAGTCAGATCATCGCCTGAAGACATGGTGAGGCCAGTGCCGCCCGAGGTATTCCCCGCAACCAACACCTCAGCCAACGTATCCGTAACACCGGGATCGACGAGCGCGAGCGCGTCAACAACGGCAGCGCCTGAGCCAGCACCATCGAGATAAACAACCGCAGTACGGCCTGCCGCAATCGTGACATTCGCTCCAGAGCCTTGAGAGATCGCAATCGACTGAGAACCTGTGGTCGCGTTCTCGATGAACATGACGCGGCTTACAGTATTAGGTGCAATCGTACAGGTTCTTGTTGCAGTTAAACTTACTCCAGAAGTTATCTTAAAATACATTGCTCGAGCAGGATCTGATGCGCCATCGGCTATCGTCGTCGTTGCATCTGCGTCTGAACCAAATACTTGTTGAGTGCCGTAGCCTAACGCTTCACCAATTAATTCAAGGTTAGTATTGGTGGAAGTTCCCCACGTTCCCGATTCGTCGCCAGTGGCGATTTCTTTTAATCGAAGATCATTTACATACGTTGCCATTTTATGCTACCTCTTGCCAATTTGGTGTTTGGCTTTCGTCAATATTTTGCCAGTTTGGTGATTGACTTTCATCAATCGCTTGCCAATTTGCATCTTGTCCGGGAATAATCGGTCCCCAGACCAAAACTTGTGCGACTTCACCTTGACCGCTAACTCCGTCAGGTACAACAGTGACATTACCAATAAAGCTAACAGTCCCGACCTGACCTGTCGCAGAAACGCCTGTAACCGGGAAAACGTTATCTGTTCTTGTCGTAACAGTCCCGACCTGACCTGTCGCAGAAACGCCTGTTGGAATAATATTCGCGTCGGCTGTAACCGTAACGCTTCCAACTGATCCTGTTCCGGCAATCCCTGATACAGTGACATCTGCATTAGCCGATACCGTAACGCTTCCAACCGCTCCGGTGGCAGCAACACCTGAAACAGCCGTATTAGCATCTGCGGTGACTGTGACGTTTCCAATCGCTCCGGTGGCAGCAACACCTGTAACTTCCACATTTGCGTCAGCCAGTATTTCAACTGACCCAATAGCCCCTGTGGCAGCAACTCCGGTAACAGACGTATTAGCATCTGCGGTGACTGTAACTGATCCGATTGAACCTGTTGCTCCCGGAAGTGCAACACCCTCACCCCAAGGGCCTTCGCCCCATCCGTGAGATGAGCTATTCCAGCCTTCAAATGCAACAATGATGTCGGCCACATGTTAGTCCTATGCAATTCTTATAATTGCGTTACTAGCGTCTGCTGTAGGAAATTGAATCGTAAAATCCCCCGAGGTAGACGTTTTATCCCCACCGAAGGCTAAAGAACAAACTGCAGGATCACCGCTTGCGGTGTCATTATAAATTAATGCACCGTTTGCTGTGATAGTAGAACTACTAAAAGTTAAATCATCAAAATCAGTGAATCCAGTTGTCCCGGAGCTAGTTGGATTCACATTACCTAAAGCAGCGCCGCCTGCAGAATAACCAGTTCCAGAAGCCTCGTTAGTTGCACTATAAGCCGTAGTTGAGGCATCTAAAGTTGCACTAGACGTATATAAAGCCAATTTAAAGGTGTTTCCTCCTGAAGCTAAAAAATTATGTTTTGCTTCTAATAATTCTTTCTTAAAAGAAGTACACATTGCTGTTGTAATTGCCATTATAAAGTCCTCAATATTTCAGCCATATCTGCATGACCATTAGATTTAAATAAGTTGTACAACGTTGTTCTGTCACTCTTTATTGCCTGATCGCATGCAGATACGATAACCCAGTACATGCGTTCTTTAAACGCCTCAGCTTGAGCTTTTATCTCTGGTTGAGCTGTTTCACTAATACTAATTATTTTATCTACTGCGTTTAAAGCAATCTCTTCTGAAGTAAACCCTCTGTTAGAAGTTGTTTGAACTTTTACTTGTCCAATAGAGGTTTCTACAGCAACGTTAAACATTAGCCTGTCCTCGAGATATCATAACGGTATTCATCTCTAAGGCCATAGCCTTCTCCCAACTTGTTTAAGCCTAACAAGGATTCTTGAAATCGCTGTTCATAGTTAGCTAGTTCTTCAGGAGCTTTAAGAAAATTAACTGCTTCGATTAAAGACCCGTACAAAATAGCGTTTGGAGCATTAGTTGAAAGCCATGTTGTCCCAGATTCAGCCCCAGCTGTTAAAGAAGCTGGGCGATATTTATAATGCAACTCAAAAGTATAATTTACCCCTACACTTGGTTGATTAGGAGTAGGGGCAAGTAAGAAAGTTGTATCATCAAATTGTGAAAAATATAAGGGTAATCCTGTTGTATTAGGATTTGGAGAATAATCCCGCATAAACGAAACGTGTTTAAATAATAAGTATGTATATTCGTTAGACGAAATTACCGCGAGACTTAATGGAGCTAAGAAATCAGTCGGCATCGATAAATAAGGATTTCCACCTTCTGCTGTACCTGTTACATTTTTACGAAAAACAGGTAGTTCAACGGCTTTTAATATTCGTTCCTCTGCCTCTTGAATAAACACAGGAAGATTAGAAGTAAATGTTGATTCTGAAACTTCACAATAATCTTGTATCGTTGTTTTTAATTCTGCGTAAGTAAAGCTCATGAGTTCACCACCGTTACAGACCCAATTTCACCAGTTCCAAAAACACCGTCAAACGCAGTACCTATAGGATCCGCAGTACTCGAAATAGATCCTCCAATATCTACGCCTAATGGTGTAGTGGTTTGAGGCCCCGTTGTTCTAACAACTCCTAATTGAGACTGAGGTAAAGGTATTTCTGGTCTAGGCTGTCTTAACGCTTCCGGGTCAGTTGGGTGATGAGGTGGTTCTAGCTGAGGGTGCTTAGGCTCGTAACATTCATGACAAACTTTAAAACCTGTCCACTCCATTCTCATCTGTAAATACCGAGTTCTAAACCCGCATCTATCGCAAACTCCGTATGAAAACTTCCCTAATGCGTAAGACATTAGACATAGCTACGCTGAGGAACTAAATGAACTGAAGATCGATCCTCATCGTACCTTAATGCGTTAAGTAGGTTTTGCTCATAAATACCGTTTAATAACTGTGCTTTTTCAGGATTCTTTTTTAAAGCGATATAAAAAGCTAACCCAGAAACTAAACAAGGCATAAATCTACTTGGGATATCTACATCATTAACTGCTGCACTAATATCTTGAATTCTTTTCCAACGAGAAGAAACTAAAACATCCGTCGAGTTTTCCGGAGCAGGCCAAACGTACAGCTTAGGTGTAATTGTTCGCTCAACATAATATTGAGTACACCTTGCCTGAGTATTCTTATTAGGAATGTTTAAATATTCATTTCGATCTATGCGATCAATTTGAAAATCAGTTTGTTGAGAATTAACGTTCCGTCGAATAATAGCATCTAAAATATCGATGTCATATTCATTTAGATCGTAAGAAACTTGTCCTTGAGTTAACGTTAATGAAACTTGCTCAACTTCCCAAAGCTGAATACCACGATTAGACCAATCTGCAAACATAATATTCATAGATCGTCTAGCCGTGACACCGTCGTAGCCAGTACGGTATTCAAGTCCTGCTAATTCAAACGCCTCTTCAATCGCAGTAGCCGCGTTTAAACTAAAGTCTCTAGTTCCCGAAGTTGCCATATTAGTAATGCTTCAATAGATTAAGAACAATCACATAGGTATCGTTCGCAGCAGCTCCTAGTGTTGTTAATTTTATGTCCCCGGTTTTACCAGCCCCAGAAGTATTAACTAGTCCTCCAAAGTCACAAAAATCCATATGGCCATTAGTTGACTCTGCTAAAGCAATCGCAATAGTATCTACTGTAGCTCCCCACAATAACTGAACTTGAGTAAAGCCTGTTATTGAATGAGCGATTTTTTCTATAGTAACCCCAGAACAAGCTGTTCCATCTGATTTTGCAGCGAGACTGCTTACATCAACTTTCGTAACGGCACTTTCACCAGTGCCGTCCGAAAGGTTAGTAAATTGAATAACTGCACGATGGAGACCGTCGGAGATGGTAGTCGTTGAGACTGCATCAGCCATAGTTATTCTCCTAAATTAATTAAGCGTCAGCAAAAGGCGTAACAATCGTTCCACTTCCGATCAGCAAAGAGTCATGAACCAAGTAAGTTGCACTGTCAATAGCAGTTACTTTAATAACACTTCCAACAATACCGCCTTTGGTAGAACCGTTTAAAGTAATTACATCGTTAGATGCAGCAGGAACGAATGCTTTCTTCGCGCCATCATCAACAGCAACTATAGCCGCACCAACAAACTTGTCAGTGCCGTCAGTCAAGATGTCAAGA